CTGCAAACACTTACGGCAGTCTAGCTTTTATTAGATACTTAAACAGATCAACGACAGGCGTTCAAACGACATCTTACTATAGTGCAGACCAAGACGCTGAACGCTCTATGGCAACCTTTGGAGACCTAGCGTAATGGCATCAGAAATGTATGTAGATACAATTGCCGCCAGCGATGGCACCAGCCCTGCTACTCTTACCAAGCAGACTACAGCTAAAGCGTTTATTCAGTATTCAGATACTGACGGCACTTTTGATGAAACTTTTAACGCTTCTAGTACCACAGATAATGGTGATGGGGATGCGAATTACGGATTAACAAACAGTATGAGTAATGCCAATTTTCCGGCAAGCGGTGAGGCTGGTGGTAACTATTCAAGTTATTATAGCAGAATAATTGGACACGATGGTTCAACTGCAAGTTCGGTTAGGATAAGGACTACAAACAGTGCCAGTTATGCTACAGCAAGTAGTTTTAGAATATGTAGTGTTATATTTGGAGACCTCGCATAATGGCATATGTAGGCGCACAACCACAGAAGCAGTTAACGAAGGTCACTAGCCAGAGTTTCAACGGCGATGGTTCGACAACCGCGTTCACACTTAACCGTGCCGTAAACACAGGCGAAGAGTTGGAAGTATTTGTTGATAACCTGCAACAGGAGCCGGGGGCTGGTAAATCATATACCGCTACGGGTACTACGCTGACATTTACCCAAGCTCCGCAGACAGGCACGGGTAATGTGTATGTTGTTTACCGTGGTCTGGCTGAAGTTACTACGCGGTTAGAGATAGACCCAACATCCACTGTTACTGCGGCGGCTTTTGTTGGCGATGGTTCTGGTTTAACCAATGCGGGTGGCGGCGAGTATTTAGGCGACAGTGGCGGCGGTTTGGCTGACATTGTTCGCGTACATGAAAAGCAGTTAGATACATCTATAACCATAGCGGCGAACACGAATGGTTTGTGTGCTGGTCCGCTGACATTAGCAACTGGCGTTACAATTACAGTAAGCACTGGCGCGACATTAGTGGTGGCTTAAATGAGTACATTAAAAGCAGATACAATCGTAGCGACAGATGGCAGTAGCCCTGTCACGCTGACGAAGCAAGAAGCTACTAAACAGTGGATTTCTTGGGATGGTGTTAATAATGATATTGAGGGTTCGCTAAACGTAACCAGTGTCACAGATGAAGAAACTGGCGTTTATACGCTTAATATAACGTCAGCTTTTTCTTCTGCTCACGATAGATGTATAACTGTATCCCTATTTAATACAGCAGATGACGGTTCTAGTTCTACTGGCGGCTCTGGTAGAGGATTAAGCGCAGGAGTTGTTGGTACAAATTCAGGAAACACGATTGACCCATTGACTACGACAACAGTTCAGTATGCTACAGCTTATGGCTCAAGTGACACTTCTTCTGGTGGAATGTGGGACTTTAGCAAAGTTTGGGTATCATCAATAGGAGACCTAGCATGAGTGAGATTATTACAGACAAACTCACTGGCAAGACTTCTGCTGGCGATGTGACCATCACCTCTGAGGGCGGTTCTGCTACAATGCAACTGCAACAGGGGGTGGCGAAGGCTTGGATTAATTTAAATGGAACTGGAACTCCTGCTGCTAATGATAGCTTTAACGTAGCATCAATCACTGATACAGGGGTTGGTTATTATGAAGTAACATTTACCAGCAATATGTCTAACACAAGTACCGCAGTGAGTGGTATGCGTTCCGCCAATACTGATAATGGTTATTTTACAAGGTGTGACGTACAGTCAGGCAGAACAACATCAATGGTAGAACTGTCATCAGCTTTGTACACAACATCCTTGTCGGACGGCACTGATGTAATGGGAATTATTCACGGAGACCTAGCATAATGCAGACACCATCATTCAAAGGCACACATCTCTGGGATAGACTGTGCTGGGCTAAAGAAAACCTTGATCCGCATCAGTCAGACTACCGTGTTGTCTATGAGGACAGCATTGACGAGTGCGCCAAGATACTCGTTCCAGACCCTAACTGGATGGCTTGTGCATTGCAGGGCGGCATCTTACCGCCTGTGTGGGTCTACCATGAGTTAGCCAAAGACGAGGCGCAGGAAGGTTTCAAGAAGCATACTCGTGGCTACCTGTTGCACGAAACAGAGCCTGTCGGTGCTATGACAGAAGAAGAAGCTATCGAGTACCTGATTATGAAGGACTGCCCACAAAGTGTTTGGCAGGATTGGGATAGCGGCAACCGTCCAAAGATGGTAATATGTCGAAAAGAGCAATTACCGCAGACGCGGGAATGGCGAAATGCATGGCGCATTTCAAGTGAAATAGCAGCATAGGAGTAAAGAATGGCTGTAACTACATATATTGTTGACAAAGACGGCAATCAAATTGACGCCGCGTCAGCAACTGTGCCAGCAAACCGTGATTTTCGCGGCGCGTGGGTACTGAATGGCTCAGTGATTTCTGAGGACATGGATAAGGCAAAGGAAATCTTCAAGGATAAAATCCGTGAAGTGCGTAAGCCTTTGTTGGAAGCAAAAGACGTTGAACTAATGAAGGCTTTAGAAGAAGGCAACAGCACCACTGCAATTGCTTCTGCTAAGAATGCGCTTCGTGATGCAACAGATGCTTCTGCTATTGCCGATGCCTCAACCATTGATGAACTGAAAGCCGCCTGGGATTCAGACACATTGGGTGCTAGCCCTTACTCCAGCTAATGGAGAAGGGTTATGGCTCTAAGCAAGCTACATCCTGACTTAGTCAATAATCAAGAAGAGTCGAAGGACGATAATATCGTGCGCCGTAACGGCAATACGATATCCACGGACTTTACCATTGATGCTGACCAGAATGGCGTATCGGCAGGGCCGATTACGCAGAACGCAACTGTGACTGTTAACGGTTACTGGAGTATTGTTTAATGCCTAGTCAATTGAACGTAGATACCTTAGTAGCCGCTAACGGCACCGACCCCGTTACACTGACTAAGCAAGCGGCAACTAAAGCGTTTGCTAATATGAATGGCACAGGCACTATTGCTTTTCGTGACAGCCTCAATGCTAGTAGCCTAACAGACCATTCTGCTGGAATATACACAACGTCTTGGACAAACAGTTTTGCAGACACAGAGTATGCAACAACAACAGCAACAAACCTAGACCAAGCATATGCTGGAGATATGTGCATAGTAACTCAAGCGACAGGCAGCCTTAAGCATAAAACGTATTATGGCGCAGGTCATGCTGGAACAGATGCAAGCATAAACTGTCATACCAACTTTGGAGACCTCGCATAATGGCAAGTATCTTAAAGGTAGATGAACTGCGGGGTATTGTATCGGCTGGTGACATCACAGTTACTAGCGAGGGTGGCTCTGCGACTATGCAGTTACAGCAGGGGGTAGCAAAAGCGTGGTTTAATGCGAATTGTAATGTTGCAACGTATGTAAACAGAGATAGCTTCAATATATCTTCAATAACGGAATCATCCAATGGTGACTTTCGGGAAACCTACACGAACAGTATGAATAACACCGACTATTCTGTAGCTACATCTTACGACCTTCATAACATTAGCGGAGCCTACAACTCTAGCTTACAAGCGGAAGAGTTTTTAACAGCTTCAGCCGATTACCGTGCTTGGTATGGAACAGGTGGAGCAAGTAGAGATGTTGACATTGCTTGTGGGCAAATCATGGGAGACCTAGCATAATGGCAAGCGAACTAAGACTAACAACGCTGGCTAACAATGCAGGCACCGAGTCTGTAGATACTACCTATGTGATTAACGGTAGTGCGAAACTGTGGACTTCGTTCGCTAACACAAGCGGAACTCCGTCAGCTTTGCAGAGTCTAAACCAGTCCAGCATAACAGATAGCGGTTCGGGTCACTACGGTATTAACACAACAAATGCTTTTACAAACAATGAGTATTCTGCACAATGCACATCAAGCGCGGAACAGTCTTATGGGGGTGTAGCTGTTGTAGACCTTGGCAACATGACTTCATCTCAGTTGCGGTTTTATACTTGTGAAAACAACGCCAGTGCCGTTAACGACTTTGATAGAAACAACGCACAAGCTCATGGAGACCTAGCGTAATGGCGTACATAGGCATAGACCCCAATGTAGGTGACATTAGCTACCAGACCTTTACAGGTGATGGAAGCACTACTGCGTTTACGCTTGCTCAGTCAGTTGTCAGCGGCGAAGCTCTTATCGTGACTATCGGTAACGTGGTCCAAGAACCGGGAGCCTCGGCTGCATATACAGCATACGGCAACACTCTGACCTTCTCAGCCGCACCAGCTAACGGCGATGTGATTACCGTGCGTTTCTTTGGCCGTGCCGTAGACCAGCCTACCAGCTATGCAATGGCGTTGTTTAAGTATGTAGCAACTGCCAGCCAGACAGCTTTTACAGGTGCGGATTATAACGGTGCTATATTAGCTTTCTCTGGGAATGATGTGGATGTATATTTGAATGGTGTGCATCTGGACAGCACGGATTACACACCTTCTAACGGGGACACGATTACCCTGGCGACAGGTGCAGCGGCGAGTGACGAGCTTGTTATCAGGGCTTACCGTGCATTTACCGTAACCGATACGGTGGGGGCATCCACTGGCGGCACGTTTGCAGGCGAGATAACCGCGCC